ATGTAAGGTTCAAAAAATTCACATGATTTTTTGTAATAAATAAGTAAAAAAGTCCGTCAAAAATGGCTGCCATTATAACTGATCAGGTAAGAATATTAAACGCGAAAAATTTTGTCGCAGGAATTGCTAATGCAGACAATTCCTATTATTCTTTTGTCGGACTCCCAAATCCGACAGATTATTCTTCGACATGGAATGATAATCCACCTTCTCCCAAAGATAACTTTGATGAGGAAAATGATTATTGGGATACTATGATTGCAATGAAGAGGATTAATGCCTCTGACGTAAGACAAGTCATTCCTAGAAGAAACTGGTCTTCTGGTACTACTTATGATATGTACCGCCATGATTACAGCAGATCTAATACTGCTGCTGTTTCTGGATCTACAAACTTATACACATCAAATTTTTACGTTTTAAATAGCGACTATAGAGTTTATATCTGTCTCCAAAACGGAACTAATCCAGAGAATACTCTCGGTAGACCATCTTTGGATGAACCAACTTTCACTGATCTAGAACCAAGGGCAGCAGGAACTAGTGGTGATGGTTATATTTGGAAGTATCTTTATACGATCAAACCTGCAGATATTACCAAGTTTGATTCTACAGATTTCATGCCAGTTCCTGCAGACTGGAGCACCAGCAATGATACGGCATTGGTTAGAGAAAATGCTGTAGATGGATCAATCAAAATTGTTAATATACTTAATCGTGGAGTTGGTTTAGGAACTGCAAATGTAACTTATACTAGAGTTCCCATTAATGGTGATGGAAGTGGTGCGGAATGTACGGTCACTATTGACGGGGATTCAAAGATTGATTCAGTCACTGTATCGTCACAAGGATCTGGATATACTTTTGGTACTTTAGATTTTGAAGCAGGTGGAATTCCAACAGGAACTACTAGACCATCTTTCGATGTAATCATCCCACCACAGGGTGGTCATGGTGCAGACATCTATAGAGAGTTGGGTGCATACAGCGTATTGATGTACTCAAGAATTGAGAGTGACAATGAAAATCCAGATTTCATTACTGGTAATCAATTTGCAAGAATTGGTATTGTAGAAAGTCCGATTTCACCAGCAGGCGGATCCGTTCTCACTGTAGACAAAGCAAGCGCAGTAACTGCTCTAAAATTAACTGGAGTGGGGTATAGTGAGGCAACATTCTCTGCTGATGCGTTTGTTACGCAAACAGTTGGAACTGGCATCACTGCCGTAGGTAGAGTTGTTAATTACGACCAAAATACAGGAGTTCTTAAACTCTGGCAAGATAGAAGTGTAGCAGGATTTACAACTGCGGGAATTGGTATTACAAATCCAACCTACGGATACACATTAAGAGATTTTACTGGAAGTCCTACAGGAACCGGAACCCTAACAATCACTCCGACAACAGGGTTACAGTTGAGTATTGATAGTTCGTTTAACGATAACAAAACCACGATAAATAATCGTACATATTATCTTGGAATGGATTTCACCACAGGTGTTGCATCCCCAGAGGTAAAACCGCATTCTGGAAACATTATATACGTAGATAATAGACCATCTATCACAAGATCGTCAAACCAAAAAGAAGACATAAAAGTTATCTTGCAGTTCTAAAGAATTATGCCACAGCAGACTAACCTCAACGTAGCACCATATTTTGACGATTTTGATGCGACGAACGACTATCACAAGGTGCTTTTTAAACCTGGATATCCTGTCCAGGCAAGAGAATTAACGACTCTGCAGTCTATTCTGCAGAATCAGGTAGAAAAGTTTGGTCAACACTTTTTTAAAGAAGGTGCAAAGGTAATTCCAGGAAATACTGGATATTCCAGACTGTATTATGCTGTCCAACTGACAAATACTTTTCAGGGTGTTCCTGTTGAGGCATATGCAGATCAGTTAGTTGGAGCAACTATTACCGGTCAAACTTCTGGAGTTACTGCTGTTGTTGACAGTATTCTCCCTTCTGCAGATTCTGAAAGAGGCAATTTAACTCTTTATATTGCATATCAAGGTTCTGCTAGAACTGACAATACGACTCAGACATTCTCAAATGGAGAATCACTGACATGTAATCAAGTATTGTCTTCTGGATTACTTGGAAATTCTACCATTCCTGCAGGAGCTCCTTTTGCAAGCACTTTAACATCAAATGCTACTGCTACTGGATCTGTATTTCAAATCGAAAGTGGTGTATATTTTGTTCGCGGACACTTTGTAAACGTAAACAAAGAATCTTTAGTATTAGATCAATATTCAAATACTCCTAGTTATAGAATTGGTCTCTTTGTCAATGAAGAGATTGTAAACTCAAATACTGATGAATCTCTGAATGATAATTCTCAGGGATTTAATAATTACGGTGCCCCAGGTGCAGATAGACTTAAAATTTCTGTAAGTCTGTTTAAAAAGGCACTTGATGATTTTAATGATGACAATTTTATTCTTTTGGGAACTGTCATCAATGGCGTCTTGCAGACACCAAGCAGAAGGGGAAGTACAAGACCTGGCGGAAGCGTCTTCTATGAAGACCTCACCGATGTATTAGCAAGAAGAACATATGACGAAAGCGGTCATTATATCGTAAAACCATTTAATATTTCTCTTGTAAACTCACTTAATAATAACCTTGGTAATCAAGGTTTATACGAAGAGGGTCAATTTACCGCAGGTGGTTCTACTCCTACCGACGATTTAGCAGTTATTAGAATATCCCCAGGTAAAGCATACGTCAAGGGATATGAGGTAGAGACAATTAGTCCTGCATACATTGATGTATCCAAACCAAGAACGACAAGAACTATTGAAGATCAGTTCTTCCCATATAACACTGGACCCACATTAAAACTTAATGCAGTTCATAGAGCACCAACTGTAGGTGTTGGAAATACTTTTATTTTAAGTCTAAGAGATCAGAGAGTTGATTCTGCAGAAACTGCCGCAGGAAAAGAAATAGGATTAGCACGAGTATTTGATTTTAGATTGGAATCTGGATCTTACAACTCTTCGTTCCCAGATGAAAATGAATGGGGTATGTCAATGTATGACGTACAACCATATACTGAGTTGATAATCAACCAGAATACTGAATTGCCAGTTCCTGCATACGTTAAAGGTAATAGTAGTGGAGCGACTGCATTCTTAAGAAGTCCTGTAAACGCAGGAACTGCTTTAACGGTATATGATAAGAAAGGAGACTTCCTCAACAATGAGGTTCTTGTTATTACCAGTGGAATTTCTACGCAGGCAGTATCTATTAATAGAACTGTTACTAGCATTAATGCGTTTGGAATATCTGATGTAAAATCAGTATATTCTAATACTGGAATTGCTGCTGGTGCTAATGGTAATGCTATTGCAGGTATTAACACGTTTAGTGCAAACGTAGTACAGACAACTTCTAGTATCATTGGCGTTTCTTCTATTAGTGCTATTAACCTGGTAACTGGTATCAGCACTATTACAAGTTCTAATAAAAACTTCCCAGGAAACTTAAAGGTAAATAATCTGATTCAGTATTCAGATCCAACAACTTCGGATGATCCAATCATGGCCAGGGTTGTTGGAATTGTAACTGCAGCAAGACAAGTTACTGTATCTGGAGTATCAACTATAACTGGAACTGTTAATGGAGCACTTCCTACCTCTAGTTTTACAACGTCAGATCTTGAAATTGTTACAACTCAATTAGATCCTTCCTCTGATAATACTCTCTTTACACCATTACCACAACAGCATATTTCGTCTGTTGATCTTACTGATGGTAGAATACAAATCAGAAAAACATTTAGTGTAACCATTGTTAATAATCAATTAGATTCTACAAGCACAGCAGCAATTACATTGCCTGTAGGTGAAACATATCTTTCATATAGTGATGAGAGATATGCTCTTATTAGATCTGATGGGTCAACTGAAACCCTTTCCTCTGATAAGTTCGGTTTCTCTGCAGATCGTAGAGAACTTCAGATTAGAGGATTGGGGTCAAACAACGAAGGTGCTCAACTAATTGTCACTGTAGAAAAGACAAAACCCAAGGCAAAGAAAAAAGTTAAAAATAGAGTCAAATCCCTGATTGTTGATAAGTCAACAAATCCATCTTCTGGAATTGGAACAACAACAGCAAATGATGGATTGACCTATGGCAACTTCCCATTTGGAACTAGACTTCAAGACGAAATAATTTCATTAAATGTTCCAGACATCATTGAAATTCATGGAATTTATGAAACATCAGATGCATCTCTGACAAACGCTAATTTTGGCGCACCAGAAATGTCATTAACCCAATTAAATGGTCCTAGTGCTACAACTGGCGACATGATTGTTGGCGAATTAATGATTGGTCAGACAAGTGGTGCTGTTGCAGTATTTGCAGAGGTTAAAGATACCTCTACTGTAAGATATTTGCCCAAGAACAATTTTAAATTTGTTGAGGGAGAATCGGTAGAATTCCAAGAATCTTCAATTACTGGAGGCGTTAGTTCTTTAGATACTACCTCATTTAACATCTCATCTAATTACACATTCGCTTCGGGACAGAAAAATACTGTATATGATTATGGTTTCCTGAAGAGAACTGCAGAATCTAGTGCTCCAAATAGTAAAATAAAAGTTTATTATAAGAGTGCTTCATTTGACTCATCTGACGATGGGGACATTGTAACTGTAGAATCATACAATGACTTTAATTATTCTACTGAGGTTAAATCAATAAACCGAGTGATGAATACGGATATTATTGACTTAAGACCCAGAGTTAGTGAGTATACAGTCGCTGAATCTTTAAGATCTCCATTAGAATTCCTTGGAAGATCTTTTAATACAGCAGGAAATTCTGTTCCTAGCATCTTAGCATCTAATGAAACGATCTTCTTAGATTATTCCTATTATCAAGGAAGAGTTGATAGACTTTATTTGCATAAAGATGGTAAGTTCCAGATGAAGTTTGGAACTCCTTCAGATGATCCTAGAAGAGCGAAACCAGAATCTCCAGACAATGCAATTGAAATTGCTGAGATAGAATATCCACCATATCTTCACAACGTACAGCAGGCATCTATTCACTTCCTGAAGTATAAGAGATATCAGATGAAGGATATCAAAAAACTTGAGGATAGAATTAGAAACTTAGAGTATTATACACAACTTACTCTATTAGAAACATCCACAGCAAATCAGTTCATTCCAGATAGTGCAGGTCTTAATAGATTTAAGTCGGGTTTCTTTGTAGATAATTTCACTAGTTTTGCAACTCAAGATATGAATCTTGGGAGAAAAAATAGTATTGACCAGTCAAATCAAATTCTTAGACCTAAGCATAATACTAATTCTTTCAATCTGACAACTGGACCTGTTGTTGACGTAGATCCCACAGTAGATAAGAGAAATTCTACCGTTGAGGGGACAAATGTTAGAAAACAAAATGACATTTTGAGTCTTGATTACTCAGAACTCGAATATATTACACAAACACTGGCAACTAGAACTGAAAGTGTAACACCTTTCTTGATTAGTTTCTGGCAAGGAACTATTGTATTGACACCAGCATCTGATAACTGGGTTACTCAAAACAGAGTAGAAGCAAGAACGATTGATACTATTGGTAATTACTCTCAGATTATGTCTGAGGCTGAAGAAAAGTTTGGAGTGGATCCTGAAACAGGATTTGCCCCTCAGGTATGGAATTCTTGGGAAACTAATTGGTCTGGTACATTCTCTGAGGATGTTACTACTAGAAGATCCACCAGAAGTAGTACACATACATTTGGTCGTGGTGGATGGATTAATGGTGGTAGTGGAACTGCTGCTTGGGTGCGACAGACCAGTACTCAACCAATTGAAGAAACTATAGTTCAAACGACCGAGAGTGGAATCAGAGAGAGAACAGGAACTCAATATCATGTTGTTGAAACATTTGATGAAGTTTCTGTTGGCGATAAAATTCTTAGTACTGAAATCATCTCGACCGTAAGATCGAGAAACGTTGAGTTCTATGCAGCAAACTTAAAACCAAGTACTCAAATCTATGCTTTCTTTGATGGAAAGGATGTCACTAAGTATTGTGTTCCTAAGATCATTGAGATTAGTATGAAGTCTGGAGTATTCCAGGTTGGAGAAACTGTTCAAGGTAGAGTAATTACCAGAGGACTGGGTGATGAAGGCAGAGACACTGATCCTAGAATTAATTTCAGAGTTGCTCAGTCAAATCACAGAAGAGGTGATTACAATTCCCCAACAGAAGTCTATCCTGATAATCCATACGTTGATGGTGGAGTAATTCCTGAGGTATATTCTTCTACTTCCACTATTCTGAACGTAGATACATATTCTCTTGCAGATCAACCACAAGGAGATTTCTTCGGTTATATTCAAACCGGAATGATTCTTACTGGAGGAACTAGTGGAGCAGAAGCAGAAGTAACTAACGTAAGATTGGTTACAGACAGATCTTCTGCCTTGTTAGGAAGTTTGTTTATACCAGATCCTGATAATGGAGACAATCCAAACTTTAAGACAGGAACTAATGTCTTTACATTGACAAATGATCCTGACAACGATCAAGATGCTGCTACAACTGTTGGTGAAGAAGCATATCCAACTTCGGGAACTATCGAAACAGTTCAGGATCAAATTCTCTCTATTAGAAATGCTAAGATTGAGCAGAAGAAGTTGTTTGAGGATGAACTTGTCAATAGAACTGTTGACACTGAAGTTGTAGCAACCAGAAATCTGGGTCCAGCAAATGTAAGTGAGTCTATTGTTGGTTGGTATGATCCTCTGGCACAATCTTTCTTGGTTGACGCTCAAACAGATCCTGAAGGTATCTTTATAACAAAGTGCGATGTATTCTTCCGTACCAAAGACGACGGTAATACACCAGTTAGAATGCAGATCAGAACCATGGATAATGGTTTCCCAACTGCAAAATACTTTGACTTATCAGAAGTTCTTATCTATCCCCAGGATGTTAATACTTCTACTGATGGATCTGTAGCAACTACATTTGAGTTTGCCGCTCCTGTTTATCTTGAGGGTGGTAAAGAATATGCTATTTGTCTGATCTCAAACTCAACCAAGTATAGTGTTTACATCTCCAGAGTTGGAGAAAATGATATTTTAACAGATACATATATTTCTAACCAACCAACTCTTGGATCACTGTTTAAGTCACAGAACGCATCTACTTGGGAAGCAAGTCAGTGGGAAGACCTTAAGTTTACTCTCTATAGAGCAGACTTCGTAGAGTCTGGATCTGTTGATCTTTACAGTCCTGAACTTTCTGAAGGTAATAAGCAAATTGCAAACCTCAGACCAAATCCACTGAATATTTCCTCAAATGAAATTCGCGTTGGACTTGGAACAACTGTTGCAGACAACCGTTATGTCCTTGGAAATACATTCTTCCAAGGAACTCCAGATAATAGAATTGCCGAAGGTGACCTGGTTGGAGTTGCTGCTAGTGCAACAGGAACATTGACTGTTACTAATCCAGGCGTTGGTTATACTCCTGCTAATGGTGGATATCAGACATTTAACGGTGTCAATCTGATTTCTATCTCTGGATCTGGATCTGGAGCAACTGCTGACATTCATATTGATAATGGAGTTGCCGTTGCAGCAACAATCAGCAATGCTGGTGGCAATGGATATCAAGTTGGCGATGTAGTCACCATTGATACTATCGGTGCTGCAAGTGTAGGAAGAAATGCAAGATTTACTCTTGCTGGCATTGGATTAACTTCTCAACTCATAATTGGTAATGTCCAAGGTGAATTTATCACTGGTGCTGCTGGAACAATTCGCTTCTTTGATAGCACTGGTACTGAAAGAGAACTCAATAGTGATCATGGAGGAGATGTAACAATTCCATCCACTGGAATTACAACTATTTCCGATGGTCTGCACATCAAGGTCAATCATGTAAACCATGGAATGAACTTTGCAGACAATGCTGTTAGAATCTTTGGAGTTCTTCCTGATGTTAAACCCACCAGATTGACTGCTGAATATTCTAAGTCTTCAACAGATCCTATTCAGGTTTCATCTGGAACTGGAGATGGATTCTCTACGTTTGAGAATGTAGGTGTCGCTGCTACAAATACTGGATTACTTCTCATTGGAGAAGAAATTATTGAGTATACTTCCACAACGTCATCGACGATTGGTGGTAGTATTTCTAGAGGAGAAAATCCAAAGACATATCCAGTTGATACTCCAGTTTATAAGTACGAACTTGGTGGAGTAAGTTTGGCTAGAATTAACAAAACTCATGATCTTAATAATGTAACCGTTGCAGATCCAATTACCTTGGATTCGTATCATATCAAACTTGATATGTCTGAGAAGTTTGGAACTATTGGAGTTAATGATAATGCCGATAGATCTGTAGGAACTTCGTTCCCCAAACTGTTTATCAATGCATCCAAGTCTACTGGCGGAAGCAATGTTAAAGCATCTAAGAACATTCCATTTGAGATTATCAAACCATCCATTCACAATGTCACTGTAGAGGGAACAACCCTCTCTGCTCAGATCAGAACTGTTACTACACAGAGTATCAGTGGAAATGAAATTCCTTATGTAAACTCTGGTTTTGAGGACGTTACATTAAATACTAACAACTATCTTGATAGCACCAGAGCAATTTTCTCCAAGGTTAATGAAGATCGTAAGTTAGATTCCATTGAGGGTAATAAGTCCATGCAAATGAGACTTTTCCTTGGAACAACTAATACTAAGTTAAGTCCACAAATTGAACTCCAAAGATGTAGCGTTTATGCAGTATCAAATAGAGTCAATTCTGAAGTTACAAATTATGCAACTGACCCTAGGGTAAATACTATACAGGATGATCCCAGCGCATGTCAGTATCTCACTAAAGAAATTACTCTTGAGAATCCTGCAACTTCCATTAAGATTATTACTGATGCACACATCCCAACAGATGCTGACATCAGAGCATTCTATGCAATCGCATCTGAACCTGGACTTGATCCAATCTTCACACCATTCCCAGGTTATCTGAATTTGGATACAAGAGGACTGGTGATTGATGAAGCAGATAATGATGGAAGGACTGATACACTTGTACCAACTTCTTCTAGAAGAGGGTTCAGTGTTGATGATTCTGAATTTGTAGAGCATGTATTTACTGCTGATAATCTTCCTTCTTTTAGAACTTATCGCATTAAACTTGTCATGACATCTACAAATCAGGTACTAGTTCCTCAAATGAGAAACCTTAGAGTAATTGCTTTAGCATAATATGGAAATCTATACTGAAAAAGGTCATAAGGATCTCGCAAGAGATCCCAATACCAATAATATAATCAATGTGAATAAAGTATCTTATGAGCAATACATTGCTAGTCGCAATGCCAAAAACGAAAAGCATCAACAAGTACAGACAATGGAAGAAGATCTTGCTAATGTCAAGAGTGAACTTGATGAAATTAAGTCGTTACTAAAGGAGTTAATCAATGGATCCAAATGATATTGAGATAAAAGGTTTGGAAAAATCGTTCGCATATCAAAAGATTGCATCTGAGATAGATAGTTGTGATGATCGTGAAATGCTAAAGAATATTGCAAAGTCTTTTGCAAAATTATATTATAAACAGCAGGAAACAATCGCAATCATAGGATAACTAGATGGCATCTAAAAATATTACTTTCGATCCAGATACAGGAGTTCCGTATGCGGTTAATCTGACAATTTATGGTGGATCAAACTTTGATACCACATTTAATGTCACAAATAACTCCAATTCGGCATTTGATTTTACCGATTACTCTGGATCTGCCGCAATATCAAAAAGTGTTGCCGTTGGAGCAACACTTGGAATTACTACATCATTTACTGTAGGAATTACAAGTGCATTGGGTGGTAAGTTGCAAATATCTTTGGGATCCACTGCAACCAGAAACTTGGAGCAGGGAAGATATATGTATGATGTTTTAGTAAGTAGTGGGTCTACAATATACACTCTCGTCAATGGTAATGTGATGGTAGTACCTGCAGTATCAGCAGCACCATAAATACACATAGGAAACTGGTGAATAAATGGCTCAACCAGCAAGTAGATCAGAATTAATTGCGTACTGTAAGAGGCAGCTAGGTGCTCCTGTATTGGAGATTAACGTTGCCGATGAGCAGATCGATGACCTGGTTGATGATGCCCTCCAGGTGTTCTATGAACGTGACTATGACGGCACAACCAACACGTTCCTGAAGTATAAGATAACTCAAGCAGATATTGATAGAGGAAGAGGTAGAGGCGGAAGCAACCCTGTCGGTATCGTGACTACAACTGCAAGTTCCACGATTGATGGACAGTCTGTATCATTTTCATTTGAGGAGAACAGTAACTACTTACAAGTTCCTCCAGAAGTTTTAGGTGTAACGAAGATATATCACTTTGATGGTTCTAACACAACCACCAACAATATGTTCAGTATTAAGTATCAGTTATTCTTGAATGATATTTACTACTTTGGGTCAACAGAAATTTTGACATATGCAATGACGAAGAGATATCTTGAGGATATCGACTTTGCATTAACAACACAAAAACAAATCAGATTTAATATAAGACAAGATAGACTTTACTTGGATATTGACTGGGCAAGCGTCAGTGTAGATGATTACTTGGTTATTGATTGCTATAGATTGCTCAATCCAAATGACTTCCCAAGAGTTTACAATGATGGTTTCCTGAAGCGTTATCTGACAGCACTCATCAAGAGACAGTGGGGACAAAATCTAATTAAGTTCCAGGGAGTCAAACTTCCAGGTGGTATCGAATTGAATGGTAGACAAATATATGACGATGCGGAGAAAGAACTAGATAAGATTAGAGAG